AACTTCTTTACATCATCTTCCAGTTTCTTACCCACTGAATTAGCATGATTGATAACCGCAGCACACAGGTTAGCATGATACTTATATTCTTTCAATGCTTCCCTAATTTTACCTACAGGTTTTCCACCATAGTCAATCACTAAAGCATTATTCCTATTCAAACCAATCTTCAGTTCAAATAAAAGTCCAGTGTGTTTACTAATATCATTTTTTTGCATTAGTTTCTACTGATTCCTTTTTAACAAAATCAGCTCCTATCTTAGGGTCAAGCTGGTTTAGAGTTGCAAGCATGTTCATTAGCTTAACGACTTCAGCATAGGGTTTAGACATTAGATATCTCATAATATCTGTAAGTTGTACAGAATTTATTAGATAAGTTTTTGGGGGTTGTTGTGGTTGTGTTGTTTTAGCCTTTGAATTATTAGCCATCTTTCTTTCCTCCTTATTTATTAATTACCTCTAAATTGATAATACTTATCTTCAATTAAATCTGCATCTAACAAATAAGTATTATAGTTTCCTTCTTTATTATAGATCTCTTTAAGATCCCTAATAGTTTGGTTTAATGTTCTATGTTGTTGAAGACAACCACAAACTAAATCTTCAACTTCAATTAATGCTTGTTTTACTGCACCCATTACTCTACCTCCTTTATTAATTTATTTAAATACCACTGTGCCTTTTGTAAATCTTCCAATGGTTCCCCTTTAAACTTATAACGTGATACATATTTTAACACATTTCCCTTAAGGTAACCATGATACTCATCATCAGTCATACAATCTTGTATAACATCAATAGTTTCTTTCTTACCTTTAAGATAATGTAGTGGTGAATTTACAATATCATTTACCATAACGCCTCTTCACTGTATTATACTCAACAGTCTCAATATCATATTCACCTTGACGAACATTACGTTTAACGATTAAACCACTCCACCATAATCGTTGAGTATTTCTAGCATAATCTTCCTTATGATGCAAGTAACATCCTGCAGATAATCCTATTACTTTTCTACCTGTTGGTACTGTGCACATAGAATAATCAAACAGATGGCAATGCCCTACAGTTGAAGATACTTTATTTTTTAATAAGAGAGAACGAGCGATATTGTCCCCACTAATAGGCTTACCCATAATACCAGTAGGATAATTGTGACAATAATGTACACCATCAATAGCTATAGGTTCCTGATAGGTAATAACTTCCCAACCAAATTCCTTAAACTTAAGATCTTTTACACTAATTGTCCCATCAAGTTCAGGTGTTTCATCTACTATCCTATCTATCCTATCTTCATGATTACCAAGAAGCATAACCTTTCTTGATCGTCTCCCATTGAGACCTTTGTTAAACTTTTCTAATGCGTCATGTGCATGGTCAATATCTTTCTTATATCTTCTACCTTCGAAAGATTTCTTTCCTTTATCATAACTTGAAAGAGAATCTAGACTAGAAAGATCTCCCATACAAATTATGGTATCGGGTTTTAAATCTCTTGCAAGCTTACCTGCCCACAGAAATCTATCATTGCTTGCCTTGGGGTTGCAATGCGGATCCCCTATTACTAAATGTGTTGCCATTAATTTAACTCCTTGTTGCGTTTACGTTGTAAATATTTTAGAAAATCAATAATATTTTCTGTGTCATCTAACTTTGCTTTTTCATCTAGACCTCCATTTGTTTTTTGATATTTACGATCTTCTGCAAATCCTCTCATACCTGCCAAAAAAGTAGAATGAGGATCTGTTGTTGCCTGCGTTATCATGCCACGTGCTATTGTAGAACATAATTCGTATTCTTCATCGGTCATCTTATTCCGACTATCTAATAAAATACCACACGTAAATCCTTTATCCCAAGGAGATACAATAACTTTAATAGAATTTAAAAAATCAAATTTCTTAGTCATATCAGTTTAATCTTGGTATGTCAAATGGTTTAATCTCATCTTTAACTGTCGCCATAATCTCATCAAGTAATAAATCAAAATCATCTATTGGTAATGATGTTTTATAAAGTCTTAAAGCTTGTGCAAGCATTACCCCTGACACAGCTAAAGGATCATAATCTCTACAAAGTCTCATCATTAAACGAAAGACTTCACTATAAACTTCATTTACATCACTTGTGCTTATCTTTTTCATATCTTACCATAACGGGTTCAGTTAAAAGTCCTGCATTATTTAATCTCATAAAATGTTTTGCATTTACGATTGCTAAAGGTTCTCGATGATTCATTTTAATAAACACCAATGGTTGATCGTTTCCATGAGAACTTGCTTGATCATAGGCATCATAAATTTTTTTCCATCCTTCGGTATTCTTACATTCAATATCATAGGGGAATACATTCTTTGCCCTCTTTGATAATTTAACATCAGCACCCCGTTCACCCATAATGGCTACCTTAACATCATCATTGGTAAGGGCAAGAAACAGACCCCTCAAACTATCTCTCACCCAGTTCTGTAGTCTACGACCCTTAGCTTTTCGACTTCGTATAGTTGTCATCTTTCCTCGGATTGTTTACTTCAGTATACCAAACCCACTTAGGGTTTTTACCTTGTGATTGCTGTTGCGGTAACAACTGCAATTTACTTCCCCAACAAGGAAGTTTGTATGGGCAGAACGAACAGACCATACCCAAAACTTTGTTGCCTGTTTTTTTAGTTCGATAGGTTTCCTCAATTTCATTAAAGCATCTCTTAAAGGGAACTTTATTTTCTAATGCTTTTAAATTTTCTTCTGCATTTTTTAACGCTTCAACTTTATAATGGTCATCAGCAAGTGGAGTTTTACAAACTGTCCACTCGCCAGTAGATTTATTAATTACAATCCACCCACCAAAAGGTACCTTTTCACTTTCAGAATACAGATAACCTTGAGATACATATCCAAAAGCATCATCCTTAGCTACTTCCTCAAAGCCACCTGCTGTTCCAAATTTCCTCTCAAAGGAATAAGGCGATGCACTTTTAATATCCCAAACTTTCTTATCAATTTTAACATCAAGCCTACCTTCAATCGTTGATCCATTAAACTTATACTTAACATTTTTTTGCTCATCTTCTATAGTTACTCCTGCCGATTTTAAAACAAATATTGCCAACGCCTCAATTAAATCCCCAAAGGTATTTCGAATCTTCACATTATAGGGTTGACCTTCGCCTTTTACTTTCTTTGATTCCATTTGTAATTGGCACAAAGGTCTCCCTATATTGGACATCCTTGGTTTAAATTCTCTTCTACGTTCTTCAGAGAATTGTTTGCGTAAGGCACTTTTACATGCCTCACCAAACTCTTCAACAAGTTTATCAGATATTTCGATAGGTTCTTTAGCAGCCTTATCTAAATACAGTTGAACTTTAGAGAGGATATCTGTCATTATTTAGCCAGAATCTCCGCTGGATCTTCTACTTTAGAAACTATCGTTGCTGAGTCCCCATCAGTAGGATTATATTTATTTTTCTTAGCAGCCTTATAAAGATCTACTACTTCTGCATTTTCTGTATTAATAACATCTTGAAATACAGACAGAGTATCTACATCTTCTTTAGACATTTTAAGATTAGCATCTGCATTAACAGAGATCTCTGGTGTGTAATAAACATTACCACCCTTCTTCTGTCTTTTAGAATCAATTGAAAACGTAGTTGTAAACATAAGTTTCTTACGTTTATTCACTTGATCTAATGCAGAACCTACAGGAGCAAACGCTGTTCCTGTCACTCTCCATAACACAGGTAAATTAGCTATGGTATGATCTTCACCATTTGCTTTTTTACCACTGAACGATAACAAACCATAGAGTAATCTATAACATCTTATAGTTCTTTGCTCTGCTAATAGTTCAGGAGTTAAAGAGGATCTTTCCTTAAAAGGAATTTTACCACACTTTGTTCCTCCCAATATATCAATCGCTTCTTCTTTCCAGTTCTTGAAAATAATAGAACGATTTACATACTCACTTTTTTCAGGATCATAATGCATGTACTGCATTGCACTGATAAAAGGTCTAAAGGTAACAGGCTTACCAAAAACATTTTGTCCTACACTTGAGTCATAGGCGAATAAATGTCCTACAGGTAATTGATTACCATCGTCATCTTCAGGTGAACGATTGATTCCTAATCGTGGTATATTAATACCACTTTTAGATCCATCGTCCTGCCCAATAGCTTGCATAATTTGCTCATCGGACATCTTATTTATATTTGCTATTTCATTTTTTTCCATAATAGCCTCCTTATTTTGTTTATCCTTATATCATACTTTAAGGGTTTTGTCAAGTATTATTTTCCATAAAAACATGCCCCTAACATGATAAAATATATTGATAATAATATAATATTTTCTAACATCTCTAACATACTCGAGTCTCCCCATCAGTCAGCTCGTAGGTCAACCCATCCATACGAGCAAACCACATCATATAACTTTGTAGTTCTTCATTGTTATTTATATAGAGTTTTGTAGGGGTGCCTTCAAAGTCTTGCTTTAGTTGCTGAAGTTTATCATAAGCTTCTTCTTGCTCATCATTCCCCCAATCATCTATACCTTTATCAAGTATTGGTACTTCCATTATTTACCTCCTTTTTTATGTCTGTGCCATCTTCATTTTTATACCACTCAAAGTCATCCTTTGACCAATCAGGATCTTCGTAGTTTAAAAATATTTTATCTGTGTCATAGTCAGTATCCTCACCTGGAATACACTCTTCGATTTTTTTCCACTCTACAGGTTCATCGCCTGATAAATCGAAATAGTATTTGCTTTTAATTGTTTCTCTAAACGTACGTCCATACTCATCTATTTCTTCTTTTGGATCTTCTTTGCGTTCAAACAATTCTTCAGCTTCTTCTTTAGTCTTGGCAACTACTTCATAAATCATAGTTACCTCATATGTTTTTGTAACTTCCCATTTTTGATATCCAATGTCTTCATTGGGTTTATCTTTCTTGTATGTTCCTGTCACATAATGAACACCATCGTCTTTTCCCCAAACAATAGGGACTTCTTCTATTTTACTCATACTATATCTCCTTTATATCCAACCAATTATATCCTATCTTGAGGTCAGTGTCAAGAGGAATGTTAAAATTAATTCCATAATACTCTTTCAATGCAGGTATTACAGAAGCCGTACCCTGTTTAAATATCTTACCCATTACAACTTCTTCACCAGGATAAACATCAGCCACAATAGAATCATGAACTGTGTTAATAAGTAAACTCTTTACCTTTTGTTCTTTCATTAGTTCATATATTTTTATACAAGCTAATGGTACAATGTCAGCTGTTGCTAACCCTTGTACAGGATAATTTTTTATTTGAGTACTATAACTAGATCCACCCCAAGGCATTCGTTCAGCATACGGAAATGCATACTCTCTACCTGTAGGTAATTTAAGTCGTTTAAGTTTAATAGCCTCTGTCTGTAATCGTCCATGCCATGCTGTAATATCCTTATATTTTTCGGCAAATCTTTTATAATATCTTTTTTCTTCTTCAGTACCTGTAGTCCCACCATATAAAGGTTTAAAGGTATGTGCCTTTGCATCTTGTCGAGACACACCAATAACTTCAGCAGTATACTGATGCACATCTATTTTATTTTTTATATCTTCCATGCCTTGTTTATCCTGTGCTAAAAATACAGCAGTTCTAAATTCTAATTGAGCAAAGTCTATTTCAAGAATACACCCTTTATCAAATCTTGAAACAACTACCTTACGAATAGGAAAGGTTTTACCTCGTGGTTGATTCTGAAAATTAGGATCACGACTAGATAATCTAGCTGTTGCTGTTACAGCCTGCATAAATTTAGGGTGCAATAGATTAGCCTCATTTGTAAATGATTTAATTCCAGCAACAAAAGTATTTAAATAAGTATCAATAGAATTATGCCTAATGATAGCATCGATAAATTCTTTTAACTCACCTTCAGCTTCTCCTACAATTTTACTTAAAGTAATTCGATCTGTTCTAAATCCTGCTTCAGCTGTATCATAGGCACTTCTTGGTCTTTGATTAAACCCTGCAATCTTGGCAAGTTTAGCATAAGTATATCCATCTCCATCACATACAGAACATTTACTATATTTTTTAAACGGAGTACCATCAACTTTAATTTTTCTGATGACTCCCTTACCACCACAGGATCCACATTGAGAGGCAGTTGTCTTATGAATGATCTCTGTATTAGTTCTTACTAAATCTCTAAACCTAACTCGTGAAAAGTGTGGTCTTTTTTTATTTTTACCTGTATGCTTATCAATACCAATGTTAAATAGTTTAGCCCATTCCTTTTTATCTTTAGGCTTTTTAGAATAGATTAGCCATGATAATTGTTCAGGACTTGATAGAGTAATCTTAGTATCACCCATTTTTTCATATACAATTTTATCTATCTTCTGTCGCAAGTAGGAAAACTCAGCACGGTATTCTCTTTCAACTTCTGCTAACGTATCTAGACTAACATAGATTCCATTACGTTCCATATCGGTTAGGACAATTAAAAATTCATTCATCATCTTAATTGTTCTTAGTAACCCTCTATTTTTTTCTGTCTTTAGGTCTTCCATTTGCGAATCAAATAACTTTCTCGTTATTGCTACATCAACACGACCATACTCTTCAACCATTTCTTTGGGAATATTTTCAAAGGATACACCTCTATCTAGAAACTCTTTGATTGCCTGATCTTTTGAACCTATACGCCTACGTTGACAACACATCTGTAGTGTTAAACTCTTACGAATACCACGATTTAATACATACTCTCCTATCATAGTATCATAAACTCTACCACTATATTTAAATCCTGCTTCTAATAGCCAAGTTAAATCAAATTTAATATTATGTCCTATCAACAAGGTTGTTTTATCTAAGATTGCCTGTATCTTATGATAACATCCTTCATCAATCCTTTCACTATGGTTAGTAAAATAGTATTCATCATTAATCCCCACACTTACTAAGATATTTTGGGGGTTAAAAGGTAATGGATCTGTTCCACCATGTTTAGTTTTTTGAAAAGAAGTTTCTACGTCTACTGTTGATATCATCTATATCTCCTAAACACTAATCTCCATAACCAAGAACGAGTAATACTTACAAATGTAAAAATTAAAGCTATACCCATGCTATCTAAAATTGATGGATGTAAATCGAAGAGCGGAAAAATTAGCAACTGTATTAAAATTGCTAAAATGAAACCGCTACCTACGTCTATAAAGCTTTCAAGTAAACTTCTCATTTTCCCTTACAGAATGTATCTAATAAAACTTGTTCTTCCTTTTTTTTTAATTTGTTACGAGTTTCGTTGTATTTTTCCCAACTTGCATTTAATTCAGTTAATTCGTCTAATAATTTATTTAGTTTTTTCTCTGCTTCTATTCTTTTCTTTTTCTCTTCTCTCCACATTTCTAATAATGTTTGATAATCCATACTAATCATCATACCTACTTATATATTATCATTGATACCATTATATAATTTTCCCCGAATCTAATTTTATTTGAACAGTAATACAATAATCTTTTAATAAATTGAGTTTAACTAAACATGCTCGTTTACTTTCTTTGTCGCCACGACCAGTAATGCTAACACTATTAACATTATTCAAAAGTAAACACTCAAATATTTTATTAGGGGTTATCCATAAATATTCATTTCCTGTATAAATAATCCAATAATCTGCTTTAGTAACTAAAAGAGCAGATGGTTTATTAAACATAAATAATTCAATAACTATATTATTTGTATCCCTGCTTCTAAAATCACATTTTACCTCAATTTTTGTATTAGTTTCAGGAATAAAAATATCATAGTCTTTAAACTTTTTATCAATCAAAAAACTGCAAGGATATTTTAGTTTTATATTCTGTAAAATTTGACTTTCATATTTCCTTCCAGTATTCAAATCATTTAAAAAAACCCCAGATGTGTAATTCATTATTATTCCTTT